GGGGCCGACGATATGCGCCCCGCTGAACAAGCACAGGCAACCGTCGTGCAGGGCGATCGCGCCATCCGGCGCCAGATGCGGAATGATGCGGTCGAAGTGTTTATCGAGCAGCGCTTCCAGCCCACCCAGCTTGCGCATGAGCCGGCGCGCCTCTTTCTCGTTGTGCCATGCAGGGTAGCCGGCCAAATGGTCGATGCCGGTCGCATGGCGCACCCAATCGCGAGCAAATAGCACGCAGTCGAGCCGTCCCCATTCAAATGGCTTGCTCAGGTTGGCGGCGATGTAGTCGGCGAGCGTCATATCAAATCCGCTGAAAATTCTTGCTGAGCCACAGTTGCGGACGGCCGAGCATATCGGTCAGGTAGTCGAAGCCGGTATCGCTCGGATATTTTTTCTTCTGCTGCGCAGCGTTCATGCGCAAAGCCGGGCGGCGCTTCATGCCATAGGCGGCGGTTTCGCATTTCAGGGTGATCTGGCCAGCTCCATCCGCGCCAATTCCTACACTCATCTGATCCATGCCACCGGTCCAGCACAGCTCAGGCGTGCCGACAAGACGGAACTGCTCATCGAGCGGGCACATGTAGAGCTTTGCCGTGCGACCGCGATAATCTTCCACCGGGCCGACGGCTTCGGCGAGTAGCGATGGCTGCGCGATATTCAAGGTGAAATCGAGTGCCTTTGCATCAAGTGAATCGGCCTCTTCCACGGCGCCGATCGCGCCGAGCGCGCCGAGGCCAATCCAGTCATGACCGCCCCAGGTAATCGTTTGCATGGCTGACGAGATGTACAGCGTGCCGCTAGCGAAATGGAATTCGGCGAAATAGACGGAGCGGGTAACCGGCTTTTCGAGTTCGGCTTGCTGATCTGTTGATATAGACACCTATTGCCCTCTTGAGATTTTTCTCGGTAGATGCATTACGCGGCTCTTACTAGAACCCCTTGAAAGTAGGTAACGCCAGAGCCAAAGCGAGCAATAGCTGTTGTGCACACACACAGGGCGCGCAAGTCCACGTAATCAGTCGTACCATTCATAAAGATTAGGGCGCTAATAGACAACCCGTATCCATTAGCATCACCAACATCATCACCGGACTTAGCCACCACCCCATTCTTGTAGATCGACACAATCGACCGCGATACGGTCCCTGTGCTATCACCAAGAAAAACACGTCCACTGATAAGGTAGTAACCTGCTACTGTAGGAGTGAAGCGGTACGTGGACGTGTTGTAATTAGTGTTTGTGTCAAATTCTTTCGCCGAGCAGGCTACTACTGTGTCAGATCCTGCAGTGAGTGTTTGGTTGGCGGTCGGCAGGTATGCACTAAATGCAGGACCTGTTCCTGCTACGTTTGACGCCAAAGTAGATTGAGTAATTGTGGCGGCTGGAATGCCGCCCGGCGTGAGCGCTGTCAGTGAAGTTATATCGCTATTCGCCCCTGCAGCAGCCTTTCCGGTGAGTGCAGATACTTCCGCTTTATCATTGTTCAAATTGTTGAAGTTCGCATCAGCCTCCGCAGTCGTCAGCTGCGACCCCTTGCCTGCATATGTGACAATCGTTGTCATGCTCTTTCCCTTGATTTAGGTGCGCCAGTCTTCGACCAGCGACAAGCTCCACGGCTGCCCGATGACTGCGCCATATTCGATGCCGTCGTTCAGGGTCTTCTGCCGGAAAAGCGCTTTTGGCTTATCCCATATGACCGAGGCGCCGGCAGTGAATGCGTTGCGCAATGGCGTGCTGATGCTGACGGTGATATTCCCAGATGCATCAGCGGTGGCGTCTGCATCGATCCGCACCACTTGCTGCGTCAATGCACTGCCCACGCCAATCAGATCGCCTTTGAGAAGCGTCTTTCCCGCCTCGCCAGTACCCGCACCGACCTGTATCGATACGTCGCCTTGGGCGGCATCGGCAGCAAAAACCATGGCGCCGCGCATGGTGCCAGTCGGCACTGGTCGCGTCAGACACCAGAGAGCCAACTGATTCACGTATCCATTCAGGGATTCCAGGAATATCTCGGTTGAGATGGCCTCATTCCAGTATTGCGGAATGCCGGTCAGTTCTGCCGTCCAAACAGGAGGAGATGCCTCGACTGCCTGCGTGCCGAATATGCTTTGAAACGTCGCGACCTGATTGACCTTGTGCCAGCGGAACGAGGCGACCTTCAGGCCCGGCCATGTGATGACGCTCATATCACCCTCGCCCGACGCAACTGATCAAGAAATTGCGCATGCCCAGCCTGTATTTGCCGATCCACGTCCTGCCGCATTTTTACGCGATCGGCGCGGCTGTCAACGTTGATCACCGGGGCGTAGGTGATGTGCGGCGATTGTCCGCCCTGCGTTTTCACGCCAAGCGACCCATCCGACCCGCGCATCAGCGGCATGATGGCCTCTGGCCCAGCCTCGCCAAATAGCGATGTGGGTGCAAGCGTTGGCTGATCTACGACGCTATTGGTAAAGGTGCCGCCCTTGGAAAATTTCTGAATCTGTCCGCTGGCGAACACATTACCTTTGGCTGACACATTGCCAACATCCAGTGCCAGATTGCTGAACTCTCCGCTATATCCAGCCATGCTGTCGCCGCTGAACATGCCTAAAAATGAGCCGATGCCGTTTGCGCCGCCAGCAGCGTCGAACAGCTTTGTTTCCAGCGCCTTGACCTGCATCCTGGCCAGATCTGCGACGATGGTATTGGCCAGATCGCCAAACGATAATTTCCCTGTCTTGATGAAATTGACGAGAGCGTCTTCCATTCCGCCGAAGGCATCGGTCACCAACCCTTCAGTCTGCTTGAAGACGTTGCGCGAGTCATCGAGATAATTCTTCAGGCCCTCCTGCGCACCCAGCGCCCAGTCGCCCTGCTTTTTCATCAGCTCGGCGTAGTAGCCCGTATATGAAGCGATCGACTTTGCCTGAAAATCGTTGATGATCGAAAGCCGCTGGTCGTATTGTGTTTTTGCCTCGTCAGTAAATTTCCCTTCGAGTTCCAACTGCGCTTTCTGGTTTTCCAGATCACGCCGCTGGCCAGCGTAGCGGTCTTCAATCTGGTTGATTCCAGAATCGAAATTACGTTGCTGCGCTCCCTGCCCGATACCAGCGAGACTGCGCTGCTGTTGGCGCTGGATTGTGTCGAAATAGTCTTGTGCCGCCTGGCGTGCAGTGAGGTAGGAGAGCTGAAGGCGTTTTGCTGATGCGGCCTCCTGATTGCTCAAAATTTCCAGCTTGGCCGATGCGTCGGCCCGAACGGTCGCGAGTTTTACCTGCGTGTCGGCGATCTTCTTGTCGTTCTCCAGTTTGTCCTTACCAGTCAGCTTTTCTTGCTGGTAACGAACGATTTCTTTCTGCAAAGCCGTTTGCTGCGCATCAGACTCCAGGCGGATAAATTCGCGCTTCGATTCGTAGTAATCCTTGTCGCTGGTAATGCCGGCGGAATGCAATGACTCCATGATTTTTTCGGCGTTGCTGTAGCTGCCGACGAGTTGATCGTTTGCTTTCTGTATCGCGTCGATGTCGAGGCTGAGCTTTGCCTTATCGATTTGCAGTGCAGTGCTCGTGATGCCTTTGTGGCTGGCTCTGATGTTAGCCACGCGCTTTTCGATTTCTGCCTGCGACGCGCCGGCCGCAGCGCCTTCGTTGCGCGCCTTCGTAATCTCCTGCTCCATCTTGACGCGCTCAGTCAAGAATTTTTCGCCATCCTTATCAAAGGCAATGCGCGCCTTCGCCTGCTCGGCTGATGCCTTTTGCGCCTCTGCCGATCGAACTTCTAGGCGTGCATTCTCCTGCAGGTAGGATTGCTGTTCGATCAGCGCCTTAAGATCTTGGCCGAAAGTCGTTGTCGAACCAATGCTCGCCCTGCCACCTTCGCCGGAAGTCGCGATCTGCTTGCGCACAGCTACGATCTGCGCGCCAATGCTTGACAGCTTGTCTGCGGCCGTCTGCTCGCGGCCGACATTAAGCATGGAATCCCATGCATCCTTTGCGGCACCTATGATGCCGCGCCAGCCGCGCTCAACTAGTCCCAGGCGATCGCCAATCTGCTTCAGACGTGTATCGAGTGCATCAGCATAGGCCTTTTGCGCCAGCGCGCCGGCATCCGCCATCTTCCCTTGGTCTTCCAGCGCTTTGATTTGCTGATAGATCGATGCTGTCAGGTAGTTGGTCGTCTCATTGAGCTTGACGCTGGCTTCGACTGGAGACTTTCCGAGTTCGGCAAACTGCTTTACCGTTTCCTTGACAGCCTGCCCGGCATCGCGCTCCATCTTGACCGCGATCAGGCTAAAGCGCTCGATGCTATCGCTTGCGATATTGCCGTTTGCGGCAAATTGCGCAATGGCTGCAGCGGCATCTGCTTGGGTGTCAGTGACACCATCAATACGCCTCGCCATTTCCTGTAGATGGCCGGCGGTCTCGCCGGCAGCGTTGCCGGACAGGATAAGCGCCTTGGCATAGGCGTCGCCCTCTTTGCTGCCCTGGCTGTACGCGAGAGCAAGTGCGGCAGCTCCTGCGGCAGCAAGGGTGAACGGGTTGATCAGGCCAACCACATACCCACCCAAGGCGCGCGCAGCTGGGCCGATGCCGCCGAACACATCCTTCAACTGACCGCCCTGTTGGATGAATACCGTGAGCGGCTTCTGGCCGGCTTGCAGGCTGGTCACGATGTCTGTGACCTGCGGGCCGACCATTCGCAGGTTGTTTGCCATCTGCGCGGCAGATACGCCAGCTTTGCCTTGCTTGTTCGCAGCGGCGTCCAACTGGTCGAGGTACGGCTTGAGCGCAGTTGTGTCAATCCCGCGCTGCCCGGCCAGCACCTTGTAATACTCGGAACCACTCTTCGAACCAGCCTCCATTGCAGCGATTTGCCGCTGGATGGAGCCGATCATGTTCTTGGTGGCGGAGTCGACTTTCTGCGCCGCCTGGTCGCTGCCTTTGCCAAGACCTGCGATGCCATCCGATGCCTGCTTGCCAGATTTGGCCGCGCTTGCGCCAAGATCAGCAAGGGCGCGCTTACCCTTGGCGGCGCCGACTTCAACGCCAGAGCTGTCAAGCTCCGCAACGATCTTGGCTGTGCCGATTACATCAGACATTGGTGCCTCATTTTTTATGCATCTCGGTTAGCGCGGCGTCTTCCATTGTTCGTATTCCAGCAAATACGTCAGACCAATCCTTGCGTGGCACGCCAATCATTCGCATGACGGGCTGCAGCACGCCATAATCAAGACCGGTTACGCCATTCATGCCGATACGCCATTGAGTTTTCATGCCGATAAACACATTCACGGCATGCAGGTTGTCAGGCCAAATTTCAACGGGCGGGCCGCTCGCCTCATCTAGCGTTAGGCCAAATGCGCGCAACTCTGCGTCCGTTGGGCCTTCCTGATAGAGCGAGGCGGCGACCTCCCTTAGTTTTTTTCGCGGGCCTTCACCAACTCATCAAGGTACGTGCTAAAAATCGCCTGCGGAGCGGTGATGTAGTTTTGCGCGAGCTTGTTCAGGTTTTCTTCGGTGAAGGCGTCCACCAGCTCCCACCCGACCGCCATTTCCATGATGAGCTTCGCGTCTTTCAGGTCGCCTGACGATTTCAGGAACGCATCCATCTCATCGCGAGTGCGATGCTTGAATGTGAATTCCACCGGATCAACGCCAGCGCCTGCGGCAGAAATCTCCACCTTCGCTTTGAAGGTGGGATCAGGATTCAATTTGAGTTTCGCCATGATTACGATGCATACCTCACCGGTTCGGCCAGCAGGGACAGCGTGACTTCGCACGCCATGATTTCGTTCTTGGTCATGCTCGGTGTTTTGTTCAGGCTGATGTAGGCGTTGTACAGAATCACACCGCCATCGGCGAGCGTGATCTTTACAGCGCGCTGGAGGCGATCATCGTTGGCCGCAGATGCCAAAATGTAGCCGGCCAGCGTCGGATCATCTGCAATCCTGAAGCTCAGCCCGAAAGCGCTCTTGGTCGTCGGGATGCGCTTTTCGGAGTCACCTTCAAGGAATTGGTACGTTGCGAACTGCTGCTCTCCTCCGCTCGAGCTGGATTCGAGGATTTGAGAAAGCTGCGTCCAGCCTGTGATTTCGCGCACTGTTCCAGCGCCGCCAGCCGCCGGATAGATACTGGTCAATGTCGTGTCGATGCCTTCGAGTTGTACATCATTGGTCGTTACGGTGCCGGCGCGCACGATCTTGTCTGTGAGGCGCGACCAACCGGAGGTAACTTCGATGAAATCGCCCTCCACAACACCATGCGACGCTTCCAGCGTAGCGACGCCGGGGTTCGCATTGGTGACAGCCGACATGGTTTTCGATGCGCCATAGCCGGATGCAATCGCGACTGTTGCGCCGTTCGGGAGTTTCACGGACATGATTGATGCCTTTCTTTTGGACGTAAAAAAAGCCGCTCTAGGCGACTTGCTTGGTGGTTGCCCGAAAGGGCGGTTTAAAATTTATGCGTTATCGATCGGACCAAACGGAAAAATCCTGCATTGACCCGCGAAGCTGCGTTTCGCTGTCGCTGGCGGAAACTGGTGCGCCAATAGGCTTGGCATCAAATGCCGTAGCAGCAACCATCGCGTCTTCCACCTGCTTGATCATTGCCTTGCTTGCCACCCGAGTTGGCGACCAGACTGAAAACTGAAACCGTGCGTTTTCCTTTGATGGAAGCGCACGCTCAAGGAACGTCTGCGCGTCGCCGCCTACCTGTTGATAGACGATGTACGGCGTCGTTGCGTCGATTGGCGCCTCGTCTGGATAGACGCGATTGCTCACCAAATCCTTGAGCGCCGCGAAAATATCCGCTTCCACTGTCATGATTTCAGCCCCGAAACAACTTCTTGGAATCCTTGCGCATATCTCGCCTTCCCTGCCTCGATCGCGTCCCGTGCCCGAGCATCAAATGACGGACGCAGGAATGGATGTGCGGGCGCTCGGCTCGTTCCGAACTCGACCATGAACCCGTATGGAACCTTCTTGTGGTTCCAAGCGATGTGGTACGTGCTCTTTTTTTCGTCGCTGTTGTCTTTGCTGAAGACCTGATAAATAGCGGCCTTCAGGCTTTCTGGCTCGAAATAGTATTTCTGGCCTGTTTTCTTGAACGAGGTGCCGTAAAACCAATGCCCCTTCAGCGAAACAGGAACACGCAGCCGCGCTTCGTCATAGAACACTTGCGCCGCAGCTTGCGCTGCCGGCCTCACTTTTTCAGCCATGCCAACCGCCATCTGGTCGAGCTTCGCATTGATGCCGGTGACGTCAAACTCGATCCGGAACGCGTCAGCCATTCACCACCTCGCACGACAAATCCAGCCGTTCACGGTTTTGCTCATCTGGCAGCACGGCCTTTATTTCAAACGTGGTCGTGCCAAAAATTACGCGCATTGCCGCGGTGATGTCAGTACGACGCCGAATTCGGATGCTCGCCTTAACAATCGACGTTTCGGCGTCCGACTTGATCGATTCGACGCCGGATAGATAGCGAATGTTGGCCCAAACTGTCGCAACATCGGCCCAAGTCGTTACCGGCTGGCCGATTTCATCTTGACCGCTTTGCAGCGATTGGATCGTTATCCGGTTGCGCAGTCTGCCGGCTTGCATCACATGCTCCAGACTCGGCTAGCGTCCAACAGACGATCGGCGAACGGCATTTGCACCAGATTTGTCACTGCGGCGACGTTTTCGCGGTTTTCATACATGGCACCGATCTGCAGCAGCATCCAGCTTTTGATCTGCTGTGGCACCGAGTCAGCATCGGCATAGCCTGCGTCGTATCGTATCAGCACTGAATTTGCTTGGCAGCGGGTGACCGGCCAGCATGTTCCGTAGGCTGGCATCAACCGCGCCGGTTCGCTGTGATCGTCCAGCAGGTAATCGGATTCCGCCATCGTTTGCAGCACGCCGAATTCATCCAGGTACTTCACGCTGGCGATTGATACCAGCGGCGGCTTCGGCAGGGTGATGCGGTATGCGTGCCGATGATATGCAGGCTCACGATCAGAAAATCCATCAAGTCCAAGCTCCCATGTCTGCGAC